AGACGAACCAACAACACCTGTCGCGCCGGTAACAAGAACCGTCTTGTCAATCCAAAATTTATTCATGCGCCTCCCTGCGCTATGCTATTCTTCCTTCGGCTTTTTGTCTAATTCGGAAGGTTTTACATCCGGTCTTTTCGCGTCTATCTCCGAATCCTCGCGCCCGCAGACACAACGATAGCGTTTAATTACAACGCCAGACATTTTAGTAGTCTGCCACAGTTCCATTTCAAGTCCGCATTTACATTTCATAATTGGCCTCTGTCAAAATTCTTCAATAACTGATCTCCCAGGTTGGTTTCTTGCTCTTGCTCCCCTTCCATGCGCTCGCTTTCCTGTTCCCAGTCATAGCCCTTCATCACGCTGGCGGTCTGCTTTGACAACAATCCGGTCTCAACGTCAGTCTTCAACTCCTGTGATTCTTCTGTGCCGTTTACGGGCAGGTTATCTTTCCAGATGATCTCGCCTGGGTCGGGGGTCATGTTGTTCATTTCCAGCAAACGCCGGTTGATCTCCAGCAGCGCATCGCCATATAATCTCTGTTTGGTTTTGATCTTATTGACCGCATCCTGATACAACACGCGCAGACCAAAGTTAGTCAATGCGCCCAGTTTGTCAGCCACAGAATCTATGTCAACGGTGCGGGTAACGTCAAAGAACGCCTGTCTCATGGTCGTGAAGAACGTAGTGGATGAAGCCAAGTCAGAGTTCAATTCAACCGTTTTCCAGAACGCCTCGGGATTATTGGCGGTCAGAATTTCGCCAACGTCCATGCTGACAACCTCTTTGTTGTCTGTCCCCAACCCGTAAGTATAGGACTTCGGGTGCGCCCATAGCCTGACGATCTTGTTGATGTTGGATGCCAGGAAGTTTAGTTTATCCTGCAATCTGATAACGTCCTCTGTCAAATCAGGTGTTCCATACACGTCATCAGCAGACGGCAAGTTCTGAAAGTGTAATATCTGCGCCCACGTATAATCCCATACCTCCGACTGCATCAATACCCACTTCCCGCCCGTCGCAGATGATAGCTGGTAGTCGCTGATTAGCCAATTGTTATCCTGTGCTTCGTGTACTTGTTTGCGCAATAACTCTTTTCCATCCAGCCCAACGGTGGCAAACTTGATCGTATAGCGTATGACCTGCTCGAAATCCTCCGGGTTGGTATCCATCTCAACCCACTTTGGGTCAACCAAGACAAAGCGCGGTAGTTCAACGTCATCTTTTATCAATCCGGCAGGAACGATCTTGACATACCCCGTCCCATCTTCACTGGCCAACATAGCCATGCGGTGCAGGAATATCTGCTTTTTGTTGGCCTCCCACACAGAATTGATGTACTGATCTTCGGGCGTGTCGTCCGCTTCGCCCGGCAGGTCAAATTCCGGTTCTTCCCCGAATAGCATAGAGATAGAGCGGTCAATCACCAACCCAGAGAAGTTGATATAGATGTTGTCATCCGTCTTACCTGGTCGCGCCTTGATCTGCTGCTTGTGTCTGCCCTCGCGGTAATCTCGGCGTTGCTGCATGCTCGCGATCCTTTGTGTCGCAGGTTCATCAAACAGCCCGGCAAACAACCAGTTCAGCGCGCCATTTCTTAGGTTATCAAATATGCCCATGTTGCCTCACATATCAAAAGGATTCTCCCGTACTTGCGCGCGCGTCCCGGCTGCGCGTAACATCAAAGCCCTTGCCATTACCGTGTCATCGTGCATCCCCTCTGGCGCTGAATACTGGCTTCGGCCCGTATTGGGCGATACCTTGCGTTCGTATGCTTCTAACTCGCCAGTCCATACAGGGTCGGCCTGAAACTGCCACTCCTCGATTTCCAAAGCCAACGCCAGATTTTCAATTAGGGGCGGCTTGCTCTGCGCGGTGGTTACAAAACTCGCCACCGGGAAGCCCGACCGCGCCAGTTCCTCAAAGTTCGGTTCGCCGATGGAGTTAGTCTCTAACAGGATGTGTCGAGTATTCCAACGCTTGCAGATTGACATCAAGCGCTCGCGCTGAAAGACGTAGTCGATCTTGTTGAATCTATCCCTTGCCAGTTCTACATGACAGGTGGCACACCCGATTGATATTGCGGTAAAGTCGGCTTGTTTAGCCCAGTCCACGCCAGCAACGATGTAATGACCCTTGTGCGCGTCCGGCGTTGTATTTTTGGCGTGCATGCAAGCATTAATATTTCTGAATACTGCGCCCTCGCCCTCCAAGAATTCAGCCATGATCTCTTGACGGTAGGCTTCGGCAGTCATGTCTGCGGATAATTCTGCCAGCGCTTCTTTGCTCAAATGCGGGTTATCATGGCTGGTAAAGTGCCATGCTCTCCAAAGACCGGTTGTATCTGCTACCGCTTTTTGATAAGCAAGGTACGCATGATTCCTGCGGTTAGGGGTAAAGATAAAAACCGCATCGCCGTTGTTGTCTAACAACATCGGCATACCCACCAACTCCCACGCATCCGGCTCCATGAAGCTGTACTCGTCCAGAATCAAAAGGTCGGCAAAATCCCCACGTAAAGTATCTGCGTCATGTGCCGTTTTGCAACGTATACGCCCACCATTGGGAAACTCAATCATGCGGTCGGTCTCGTTTTTCCGAATGACTTTGTTTGATATGGGTTCTGAAAAATAACCCTTGACTGCTTCCCAAAAGGCATTGGTCTGATCTGCCACCGGCGCAGCCTCTAATACTCTGCGCCCATTCAGTGCGCTCATGGCCGCCAGCATAGACGCTCCGGTAGTCTTTCCACCGCGCCGACCGGCCACGATGATCTTGCGTTTGGCTGTCGAGTAGATAAACTCGCGTTGTTTGTCATGTGGTCTCGGTAGGGTTATCTTGTAATCCATCAGCGTAGTCAACCAGGAATCTAATCAATCCATCATGTTCAACGTCTACTTGCTGTGGTGGCTTGCCCATCAGGTATTGAGATAACCACTCGCGCGCGCGTGGATCGCCACGCTTTGCCTGAAAGACCGCTTTGTCGATGATCTCGCGCCAGTCTTTAGCGGTAACAGCAGCACCCATGCGCTTAAGATATTTAAATTGGTCAATTGGCCGCCCGGTCGGGTTGCCAGACTGCCCCTTAAGAAATCTCCCTTTGTCGTCACGCTCCGCCACTCAAAACCTCACCAAACTGATCGTCATCATAAATAACTACCCGCAACACGCGCCCGTCTGTTTTAATCCTGTGCATGGTGGTCAATATCTCCGCCTCTGTCTCCGGCAGGTCTAACTCAATCCTGATGCCATTATCCATCAGCGTCTTGACCCGGCAGACAGTGGCCGGAAAATCACATAGTGCGGTTAGTTCAGACACATCACTCCCGGCACTACCTTGAACCAGTTACTCATGTGTACCAACGCATCCGCATACTTGTGCTGATAGCGCGAGACATAGGTAAGAGATGGGTACTTATCATCCCCGCGTATGCAGTAGGGTAGGGTTCGCTCGTGCATGCGTTCCCACGTCCACAAGACGGTTTTATCTGTCATTAATGCCGCGCCCACCACGACCAACTGTTCATACCTTCCTCGCGCGATTTCTTCCAGATAACCAACGCGCGTTTGTACGCCTCTGACACAATGGGCTCAATTGGTACGACCGGTTCAGGCATTACATCATGCCCGGCCATCTCTAACAATTCTGATTCAGATTTCAGCCAGTAGTTACCATCCAGCGCCACCCCAATGCCCGGTAATTTGAGTTTATCGGTGTACTGCCACATAACTACATTTCTCATGTCTGCTGGTTTGCGAGTTAGTTCTGTGTTGTACTGCGCCAGCCACAGTTTATAACCATCATCCTTGTCAGTCCCCAACCAGGCCGGGTTGCCGTAGTCGTTGTACAACATGCCCCAACGACTGTAAATGATGGGTTTGCGCCCGGTCTCGCGCTCCAGGTAATCAAGCATGGACTTAAGCACATTCGCACAGTCCGCCGGTTTCATGCCCCCGTCCGTGGTCTCCACGTCAACAACCCATAGATCGGGTTCGCCATACGCATCAACAATCTTGATAAAATGCCGCGCCTGATTGCTTGCCCCGATGGAGGGGTGGAAGAAATAATATGCCCCCGAGATTAGATCGTATTCTCGCGCTTCCCGGATGTTGCGCTGGTACATGTCGTCTAGGTACTCTTTTTTGCTACTGGTCAGGATTTCGCCGGCCTTGAAGATGCCTCCCCGGATATTATTTGCAACAAGTTTAGCGAAATCTACTTTTCCGCTCCAGTGCGAGATGTCAATAATATTGATGTATGCCATAACTAATCCTTATAATTGCAGAGACTGGCCGGCGCGCTATCCTATGCAGGTCGAGGAGGGCGACCACAAAAGCGCCTTTGATCGATCCGGCCAGTCAGGGGAGATGAAAGATGATTTACTTTTTCAGCGCATCGTATACGCCAGTAACCGTCAGCCCTAACAATAGCCCCTGGAATACAAAGGCCAGATAGTCTACAACGATACCGGTTTCGGGGATCACAAACAGAAATGACAGCGCGAACGCGGCTACGGTCAGCATCCAGGACTTGCGCCACGCAAAACTCTCCGATACCTTTTTGACATAGGCCATGATACCCATGACCATGACAGCAATGCCAGCATTGGTTTGCACAAACTCGATTCCTAAATTAATTAATTTCAACAGCATTTCAGTTCCTTTCTAATTTCTCCCAGTATACCATATTTCAATTCTATATTCAACGACTGAATTATGATCTTGACACTGTCCAGATTGCGCGTGATAGCAGGGGAAATAAAAACCCCGCCGGTTAGCGGGGCTGTTTGTTATACTTTTCCAGGAGGGCGCTGTGATTAATAATTGCCTCTTTAGTGCATTCCCACTTTTCAATGTCATGCGTCAGGCCAATCATCTTAACGTACTTGGCCAGCCTCTCCGCGTCCTCCCACCACTCCCTGATCTGCTCGTCCTTCTCGGCGGATTCCTGCTTTAGTTTTTCATGGTCATAGGTGATAAAATCCTCGCCCTCATGCGCATCCCAATATAAAATCCCATGAGATTTTCCGTCCCTCCGCTCCTCTTGTTTTGCAGCCTCATATTTTCTGTCAAAACATCTCATGCACAAAACGCCACCAAGATTTTCAAAGCCCGAATACTTTAACCACAAATCGTCCGAAGTATGCCAAACGCTTTCTACCATGCACCCACATTCCATGCATTTTTCAGTTCCATCGTCTATGCCTCTTATCTCGATGGATTCCTTGCGGAGGCGGAGAAGCTCACTTAGAGCGCTCATTACATCCTCTGTATCTTCATGCGCATACGCAAGGCTTCTGTTGAATTTGCTTATTAAATCTCTCAACCGTTCATCTGTAATCATTTGTCCTCCCAGCCTTTAGGAAGTTCGGCAAAGGCGATAACAATTGATCTATCTTCAACATGCCAACAGCTATCGTCATTTCCCCAAAACGCTCTTATTGGGCCACTACTTACATAGATATTTCCATGTACGGCAACCTTCGTAGTAACCCAATAGTCGCCTGATTCCTCCGGCTTATTCTCCGGGTAGCGCTTCCAGACAATCGTTTCGGTCTGGGTCATGTCCTCTTGGGGTTTGCTATTTGGGGTCATTATTCACCTCCTTTTCAGCTTCCGTCTTTATTCCTTTTGCGTAATCTATCGCAAGCCACATGGAATCAACTCTCCCATCATAGTAGGTTATTCCTCGGTTCAAAACCCCATGTCTCTCGACAAACTCCAATTCGATTTTTAGTTTGTCGATAAGCAAGTCAATGGGAGATTTCTTTTTCTTCATTCCTCTCCTTTCGCTTCGGGGAGGACTTCGGGAATGAGACGGTCGAGAATCTGCATACAAGTGCGGATTCCGCCAGTCATTCCGAGTAGCATATCGCCCTTACTCTCCACATCTACCGTTAGCGGTCGCGCAACATCCCCATACGCTTCTACAATCTTCTTCCTCACCTCCCCAACCCGCCGGAGTAGGTCGGTATAATCGCCATCTTTCTTTGTACACTCAGGACATTTCCCGCGAACAACATCAATAACTTCGCCGCATTCGCTACAAGTAAATTTGCTCATTCTTCCTCCTTTGAAACAGCAAGCGTCGTACCGATCCAACAACTATCAGCCATGCCTTAGCGATGGCTTGCCAGAGTTCTTTGGTTTCCTCGTTTGGGCCGTAGTTGATTATATGCAGCGGATAACCACCGCTGTAATTCCAATACATTCCACAGGCATCAAAGTCTGCCACTCTATCCTTCCCCCAAATCTCCGTCATCAACGCCATGTACTCTCTGGGATCGGAGAGGTCGGGGAGATACTTCAAAAAACCCGCAATCTTATTTGTGCGCAGTTTTGCAATCGGTTGTTTTTGGGGAGAAAGGAGAGCATATTCCCTAATCACTGAATCTAAATAATTTTCCCCAAACCCGCTAAAAACATCCCTTTCTTCAAGTAGCTTTACCTTCCACCCCTTCCTCTCCGCCACTCTGATACGGAGTTCTTCGGGGGTCAATGCCAAGATTTCATCGGGGGTCATTTATTCGCATCCTTTCCCATTATCTGAACCTATACTATCTGACGTTAATATACTGATTAATATTCCAATCATTACTGCACACATACAAATAGCCACACCAATTCCTATCATTTCTCCACCTCCTTCAGCGTCAGGTACAACGCTTCTGCCTTTTGACGGGCAGTGGCGTGGATAATACTTCCAAGATCGTTTTGAATTATCTTTTGCAATATCTCCCTGTATTTCATAAAAGGCGGTATGGTGTATTTTCTCGGCGCAATCTTATCTGGCAACTCTAGAAGATACCCCTCAATCTCGTGGCACTGGTCAAGGGACTGGGTGGGATGCCACGCCAAGATAGAGATTTGGCCATCGATGCTATACACGCACTTATCGTTTTCATCCATCCACCAAATCATGGTCGCCCCTGGAGTGATTTTCCCCTTGTGCCATCCCCTCAATAGCGCCAGAGCTTCATCCAGTTCACTATCAATCATTTCAGATACGGGTTTCATTTTTCCTCCTGCTCAATGGTTACTTTCAATGGCCTTTGAGATTGAAACAAATTCACCAGTTTTCTTTCCGTCTTTTTTATCTTTTTATCACCAAAGTAAAATACAACTTCGATGGTTAAGTGGACGATTTCTTTTGAAAAATTTTCGTGTGTCTCTGATCCCAAGTGGCATCCGGTAAGAATAAGTTTGTCTCCCATCATTCCTCCTAATCAATCACCGGCAAACCATTAGTGCACCGCCGATAGTCATCGTAGTACGCCCAGTTCAGCGGTTCGGGGTCGTCCTCAACAACTGGCAGAGTCTGACCATACAGCCAATCATCAAAGCCAGGCACATCACTGATCTTGACCAGCTTCATGCCCTGCCAAATCTTGATTGTTGGCTCTTTCATCATTCCTCCTTGCGCTGCCAGAATTTGCAACCCCAGGTTCTTGCTGTTTCATCGTCCATATCCATAATGGGAGTGCGTATTTCCACACATTTGTTCCAATCAGGAAAAGATGCGCGCAACCATCTACACGTCTTGCAGCACCAATCCTGCGGGTTTTGAATTACTGCTTCAAAGAACTCTTTATTGACTGGTTCAACGCCAACAATATGAGTTTGGATACCGTTATCATAAATTGGTTTTACTTGCACTTCTAACATCTCATACCCTCCGATCAATCATCACACACGCAATGATCTGACAATGCATAATACGTGCCAACAAATTTAAATTCTCCCGTAGATAAATCTTTATAATAATAGTCTACTTTTTTGCTGTTTTTCCTTTTCACCAGTTTTACATTGTTTTCGCCAAACTTTTTGATGTCGTATTGATGACAACAGTAATTGCAATCTCCCATCTCACACCTCCTGCTTTCCTTGTCTCTTTCCGCCGACCCACAAGTCTCTTTCCGGCTCGGCTATCAAATATCTTTTGCCACACACGCACGTAATGATTATCTGATACGGCATGTCCGGCGACATCTCAAACGACCGCATGTATAAACCATTGCCCCATTCGTCCTCGTGTTCGATCACCAACCCACAATGAGGACAGGTAACACCATGAAAGCCCTCAAAGTCATACCGCGATGTTACTTGCTTGCCTTTGTATTTCTGGATTAGGCGGGCAGCTTCGGCCTGCACTTCGACTTCATTCGGAAACGTACCTGGTTGATACATCATTTCAGCACCCTGAATTCATACTGTAATCCGTGTTGCAGCAGGAATAGTTTGCGCTTGATTTTAAAGACGGCGGTCTCAACTCCTTTGACGTCCTCAACCACCATCCGCCCGATTTTGCAATCCCAGTACATGAAGTCGGCCTCATAGTATGTCGGTCTGATTTTCTTCCCGTCAATTTCAAAGCCCTTGATGATCTCAAAACGCGGGTGTACTTTGAGTAGATGAACCTCTTCGGCTTTCTGAAGCAAGCATAGCTCATTGTACCTTTCGGCCTCGCGAAGCGAATCAAAGCGGATCCCGTCAGTTGTGGTCGCCCGTGCATTGTATTTATTTGTCATCTGAATATTTGAACCCCATTAATTGTTCGCTTGTTTTTATCAGCATCCAAAATCCCAACAACAAATGCTCGCGCAGATGTATAAATATCGCTTATGGCATCTTTTGCGTTTTTATCATCGCCCCCATTTAATAGCAATGCACAAAGGCTTTGCCACAAAGAGATTAAATACCGGCGCACGTCTGGATGATTCAGCGACTGTATGTCACGAACCTTTTTATAAAACTCGTCAAAATTGTCAGACGCAATCTTTGTTTTTAGATTTAGTGGAAATACAACAAGATTACTTCCGCTTGTTTCAATGAATCCATTTGTAACCGCGCTTATTCTATTGCCCTCCATATTCTTGATCTGGCATAGTTCAAAATCGTGATAAACAAAATCTCCAACGTTCATCCCAACCTCCTAAAACGCTTCCGGTTCTTCGGCAGTGCCCTGCTTGTTGAATACCTGGATTTCCTCGACCGTGATATTGCGGTAGATTTTCTCATTGTAGATACGATCTGAATATCTCCCACGCACCATCACAGCCATGCCCTTAGCCAACCAGTCGAAATTATTGGCCATCGGTTCCCAAATAGCGCAGTTGAACCACATCGGCTCACCGTCTTTAGTCGGATTGTGTGCAACGGAAAACTCAATTATCTTTTTCCCGTCCGGCGTGTACTTAGGCTTTGGTTCGCCGATAAAACCGCATACTGTAATTTTTGCCATGCTCATTAGTTATTCTCCCAACTGGTTTCCAAATCAATGTCAGGGACGATTGTTTCGGGCTTGAAGATAACTTTATAGTGGTATACATCGGCCTTTGATGCTTCAATCTGTTCTGCAAAATAGGTAACGTTATCTGACAAGCCGAGAAAGTGTTTTTTGTAAGAGTCTTCTCCGGTTTTACATGTTACCGACAATTCGCCGTCTATATCGTTGTTTCCGAGAGAGCATAGCCCCTCGATGGTCAGAATATAATCAGCCGTTATCCCGTTATAAAACACGATGCGCCGATTCACCCTAAACATATCGGCGTCTTGCGATAGATTGTATGACGCAACATCCGCGTCTGTGCTACAAGCCGCCGCAAAAACAAACAAAATCACAAGCACGATCAAAAACGACTTTTTCATTTCAATTCTCCTTCATCCACTCAAAGAATGCCTTCTCAAATTCGCGCTCGGTAGGCAGGAGTTTTTCAGAAACGCGCGGATATTGTGCCAACTCACAGATTGTGTAGGATGTGAGACCATCGCCATAGAAAACAAGCGTTGGCTTTTCGCTCCCAAGGTTTTCTTTCATCTTCCCAAACGCCTTGCGCTTGCCTGTCATTTCATCCCACTTGTCTTTGGGGTTGAAAAATGACGCTCCTTGCGCAATGATCTTGTGCTTGATTTCTTCCCCATCCCGAATAGTGATCTTCGCCACGCAGGAGGTCAGCGGCTCTGTCTGTGAGAAATACACGTGTACAGTCTGCCTGCCTTGCGCCCTTACTGCAAAATGATTTTTATCCATTGATTCCTTGCTAACGACTTTTTCCGGCTCGCCGGTTCGGATAGGAATCTTTACTACATAATGATTACCCATTCTTTCCTCCAATCAAAAAACTTGTCTTTCCCGAACAGTCCAAAGCGATTAATAGCTGAAGCATACCGATGATGTCCGTATGTCTCAGCCCGCTACTTAATTCGCGCATGGCTTTGTCGATCATGGCCTTTTCATTCATCGGCAGTTCACCGTACCACTCTTTGACGATGTTGTCGCGTTGTTTCCCGCGTTGGCGTTGTTGATATTTAATCTCCATCATCATCTCCGACTTTTATAAAATTAACACTCTCACTATAATACCCATTGGATTCTCCGTACCACCTAATAGTAACACTTCCATTTATGGTTGAAATTTTATAAAATGTCCAAGTAAAACTATCTTGATATTCTTTTTCTGCCACGCATAATGGATTTTCATTTTCGTGTTTGGCTTCCTCACATAGCAATATCGGTTCTCCAATCAAATCATTTAAATCTCCGGCTATGTCCTCGATTTCAACCGATTCACAACAATCTTGTTCATGAAAAAACTTATAGACCTCTCCCGTTTGGCACGTCAATATTAACTCTTGATTATCAACATTTTTAATGTCGGCCAGTGTCTTTCCAATCAAATCTTTATATTCCGTGTATTTATACATGCATGTTTCCTCCATTCACATCATACTATTTTTTACGCTGTATTTATATTACAATCTGTTAATGTCGCCTGATAATCCACGCTAACCAGGCTGTTTTCAACCTCGCGCCGAATCTTGGCTACTGACCCTTCCAGCCCTAGCAACATCATGTCGTACTCAAATTCTGCGCCCAAAATATAGTTGATTGCTTCCGCCCGGCCTTCGGTTGCTTCCTTGCGCCAGTAACGACCAAGAGAGATCGTATAAAGAGTTTTCCCTTTGGCAAAGTCAACCGCCTGTTCGATGGAGGCGCACATCATTTTGCGGTAGGAAAGGTCGATTTCGTCTTGGGTCATTTCACATCCTCTCCCATCTATCCATCAAGCAGTCCGCATTAGTGGGCATATCCGCTGCCCGAAAGTCGGCGGCCAGTTTCTCCCATTCTTCTTTGGGCGGCTTGTGGCCGGCATAGGTGGCGTCCAGCAGTTCCTTGCGCCGCATAAATAAGCTTTGATAATCTTCCTGGTTGATCTTGTTCATTTGTCCTCCACTATAGAACCAACTAAATCACATTGATTGCCTATTCTTTTTATTGTGTTTCCAAGTGTTTTGCACAAAGAAATTAGCCATTCGTCCGATCTTCCAGCAAGCACCAAGTCCATTTCTTCCTCGGTTAAATCCGAAAAACAAAAAGCGTCATATTCGCCATCCCTTTTTATTCTGAAATAAACACCATCCAATTCCCTGTTCATTTTTCCTCCATTCTCATTTCATCAGCTAATTTTTTGATACCATCAGTTACTTGGTTCTGATAGTTCTCCGCAAACTGCTAATCCTTATATGGTAGCGCAAAATTGGGTGTGTCATTCGCGCACTTAAAAGCCGGGAAGCCATCATCCCGGATTAGCCGAATATATTTCTCTGGCGTGTCCTCGCGGAATTTTGAGAAATGCAATTTTAGGTTCTTCCCATCTTCAACCAAAAAGAAAACTACATCCGCATCATAAATTAACTGTGCTGATCCCTTTTGTGCAGCCATCGATGGTTTGTCTGATTCCATTTCCGCTTTTGTCATTGAGTTAATAACCAACCCCGATAATTCAAGGTCTTTACAGATATTTTTTATCTGCCGGCTTACATAGGCGGCTTTTTCAGAATCATCTTTCCCATATCGATCATTAAGAAGCTGTACATAATCCAGTACAAACCATTTAATGTTGTGCTGTGCTTTTAACCTGGCTAAGTCTGCCCTTAAGCTCGCTGTCGTCCAACCGGTATAATCACTTACAAATATTGGCTTATTTTCCAGATAGCCGATAGCATCCATAAATTGCGTCCAGTCGTCCGCTGTCATTTTTCCGGTTTTTAATTTTCTAACAATAACCCTTGATTGCGTTGACACTTGTCTGCGCACAGTTTGAATCCGCCCCATTTCCATTTCGTAAATTACGCCAGGACAATCATTAGACATTCCAAATGCCATTTGAATTGCAAGGATACTTTTACCAAGTCCGGGTTTTCCAGACAATAGCGTAACCTCCCCTTGTTGTTGGCCGCCCGTCATTATGTCATATTGATAAAGCCCGGTGGGAATTCCCCAAATGTCTTTTGGATCATCGTGCCTTGCCTTTACCTCATCGTAAAGTTCGGAAAGAACCTTGTTAATATTTATTGCCGCGCCCGTTGTTTCCGTGTTGGAAAGCAATCGCGTCATCCATTGGGGAATTTCGTCCCCAATATCAGAGCTTTGATTATAGGCAACATTGGCCATTTCGCCAGCCAATAAAACAATATTTCTACGGTGAGCCTTCTCGCGGATGATCTCGGCATATTCTTTTGCGTGTAGGCTGGACGGTACGTTTCCAACCAACTCAATCAAATTAATATTCTTTATTCGCTCTCCAACCGACAGGGTATCAATCATCCCCCCGGACAACGATATATCTTGATAGACTTTCCAAATCTCCTTGTGCCTATCGACATAAAAATCGCTGTCTTTCAGATCAATAGTTTTAAATATTTCCGGGTTGATTAATACCGATCCCAAAACCGCTCGCTCTGCTTCTTGCGAAAAAATAGGCTTAATTTCCATTGGCTAAATACTCCATTGCATTAAACTCTTTTGCGCTATCATTTGCTTTCTTCCGCTCGTTTTCCGAAACAGTTGCAGTAAACATTTTTAATAGGCTCTTTGGGTTTGATATTGACAAATGACTTTTATCAGCCCTTTCTACTGCAACTTTAATTATGCTCTTACAAATTTCAATTTCGTAATTTGTCAATTCAAGCATTTCTCCGATAGGCTCAACCCACCCAATATCATAATTACCAGAAGGAATCTTTGGTTTTTTAAATTTCAATTCATCAATAAAGAACATCATTATTGATTGATGAATATTTATTAATTCTTCTGATGAATGCGGATATGTGATATGTGATATGTGACTATCTGAACTACAATGAAGAAGTGGCAATAGGTTGCCACCCTGGTTGCCACCCTGGTTGCCACCCTGGTTGCCACCCTGGGGCACAATTAATGACGCTGGATTGCCACCCTGAAATGACGCTGGATTGCCACCCTGAACCTTTGTTTTTTTCAATGGGGAATGATATTTTAGAATAGTTATTGTTTGAGAATGTTGTTTTTGTTTGCAATTTATGTATTTTTTTTCTTGTAGTTTTTCCCTTTGATACCTCAAAGTCCTAATCGGAATTTGTAAAATTTCGGCTGCGTCAACATCTGACCACTGGTCTATTGTTCCCGTTTCCCAATTGACAATATCCAGCATATATAAATAAAGCCAGATAGTCTCTCCCATAGCAATTCGGTGTTTTGGGTCAGTTATAAATCCACGGTTCACTTTAATCCATTCCTTTTTCACACTTAAACTCCGATGTAATCAGCAATAATATTCAGGCAAGTTTTGTATTCTGGTGGACTTAAAACATAATGATTGATCATATATTTCTTGGCTTTTTCGTACTCACTCCAATCTTTAGAATCCTGCCTTGCCCCAGATGGAACGATAACCATTTTCAAAATCCAAAGTATCATATTAGCCTCACAACAGAAAAAACCATTAGGTGGCCGTGCCTGTCTGAGTAGCGCTCCCGGTCAAAGAGCATACAGACACAGCCGCTTAATGGTTCTTTATTAACAAAATTGACCGAACATTTGCTACTCATACCATCAATCATACCATCCCTCCAGCGCGTTTGTCAAGCATGTCTGTCCTCTTTCGGTACGTAGTGAAAATTATCTTTTGTTTTCATCGGTATTGATTCCAGCCACTCAACCATGTCATAGCCCAAATCAATCTTCTCGCTGAACAGCTGGTTTCTGGTCTCAAATCCGGTCATTCTCCCATGCTGGTTGTCGCATCTCTCACAAACAATCGCGCCGTTCTCTGGCATATCTAACCAATATTTATATTTTCGATAATTCGTATGCCCTCGCGGGACAACTCCGTGATGCCAATGTCCGTCAGTTATCGGCTTCCCGCAGAACCAGCAGCGGTTATTCTGCTCCTTCAGCAGCTTTTGTTTGGTCTCTGTGTAGTTCTTCATGGGCACTCAAATAACTTTTCTTGCCTGATTTCGTCATCATACAAATCTAACTTGTCTATATCTTGTAGTGAATTCTGCAATCGTATTTTATGTTTTAATAACTCCGCAGAAATTAAATCAATATCGGAAATTATTTTAAGCGTTTGCTCTTTTGCCCTTTCTTTTGACCCTTCTATAAAAATAGCCCCGCCAAAATAAGCCGTATTAATGGCAATGGTTTCATATTCAACGTCAAAACATAAACGATTAAGCCCGCGATGAATAAACGGGCCGGCTATTAATACGCCCAAGTGCAATTCTTTGAACTTGTAAGCATGACTTACAAGTTCGGCGCGACTATCAAAAACGATATCTTTCATTTTGCATTTCCTTGTTTTTTGACTTCTTCAATCTCGCTTGCCTCCACGAATATCATTTCACCACCCACACATATGAGACAGTCATTCTTCCAGTTCACGAACCAGCCTATGCGCCCCTGGTACTGGATGTCAGTACCAAAGGGGAGTTCTGCGGCGCGGTCAGGGGTCATATCGGCAGCCTCATCTGTTGCTGTGCGTCCTTAATCCTCTTAACGGCGATATCAAAATACTTTGGTTCAATTTCAATCCCGATGAATTTTCTTCCAGTCTGAACACAAGCTACACCGGTAGTGCCGGAACCCATAAAGGGGTCGAGGATTGTTTCGCCTTTCAGTGTTGTTGCTTTTATCAATTCAGAAATTAAACCCACTGGTTTTTCCGCGCCGTGATTTCTTTGCCCTATCGAGACTGGTTGACATTTTATAACTGACGATATATTTGCTTTTTCTGGCAAGAATATCCCCCTCGTAGCAAATAATATCAACTCATGTTGTTTGCGAAAAGGATTTCCCATCCCTATTCTTCCCTTGTCCCAAATTACAACTCCGGTGTTGTGCCATTCATAAAATTGAGCGAATAGCACAGGGAAGTATGAATCATCACAACAAAAACATATGCGCCCATTATCAGTTAATATCTTTTCAAGATAATCCTTAATAAACGAGGTGTAGCTTTCTTGAATACATAAATCGCTCAACCTTCTAACTTTTTGGCGACCAAACGCAACGGCTACAGGAGTGGAGTATGGCGGATCAGTTATCACTGCATCCACTGACTTATCCGGCATGTCCTTCATTACGTCTAAACAATCGCCCAGATATAGAGCACAGTCGCCTAAAACTACTTTATCGGTCATCCAATCTCCAATTTCATCTGCTCGTCCTTGACACGTCCCCTGCGCAGCGCCTTGATGGTAGCGGACAGGTCAATGATTCTTGATTCCAGTTCAGCGATAATCACGTCCACCTGGTCAGGGTCGAAACTATATCCCGCCTGACCGGAAGAAGAAACTATCGGCTGTCCATCTTTGCGTAGTAACCGGATTGCTTCTCGCAGATAGCGGTCATTCGAATCTGTGTTCGGCAGACCACACTCTTTCAGCAGTTGTGCACGGCTGATAAACTCTTTAGGTCGGGTGCGGAGCAGATAGATCACATCATCCGGCAACCACGACAATTCTTGCGGGATCTTGATTTTCATTTGTCCTCCTCTGATAATTTCACAAATGCAATATCTCCAAGAAAACAAATTTTCGCTTTTTTCTTATGAAGCAAATAGAGCAATGCTGATTGATCTACAAAACCATCTTTATATCGCCCATCTATAAATCTGATGGGCTCTACTTTTAGAATTTCAAGTACCCTTTCCATTTCTTTTTTTGGATTCATTTGTCCTCCTCTGCCATCTCTCAACTATCCTCATTTTTAATAAATGTTTTTACGGCAATGCTTTCGTCATATCCGCAATACAGAATAACCGCACAATCTCCGTGTCCTGCATAGCCTTTGGTGCATCTTACCTCGTATTCCCCATTACTATTGCAAAGCAACCTTGTTTTAATGCCTGCTATCCATGCACTTTGATCAAGCAATAAATTATAAATATTTATTTGTCCACCACCGCCGAATCTTCTTTGATTGACTTTCGCAATGCGCTTACAATTTTTCTTGCGTATTCATCGGACGCCTGTATTGATTGACCGCCCTTAAACTCAATCGTTACTGGACGCTCTGCATCTGTGCAACCTGCGTATCTGACGATTTGTTTAATTTCGCACAAATTGATTGCATCGCCATTTTTGTCAAAATAAAACTTATCCATTCTTGTCCTCCATCACTACCCAGAACCTATTTCCTAACCGATAGATTGCCCCCGGCTCCCCGTACTTCTGTCTGAATTGGCTTATGACTTCCTGCAGTGCGTCCCCATAGTAAGGCGGGGAGTATTCGACCATCTGAACGCCCATAGGCAGGTCTTTACAAGAGGTGATTGGGGTTATTTCTGTCATGTTATCCTTATCGTTGTTTTTGGATGTTCACAAATCAATTCAAGCAATTTTTTAAGAAATGCAAGCGCACCCTCATAATCTCCCCAGCCATTCGGCTGATTCATGGCCTTGAATTTGTCCGGTTCAGCCTCCATGTATTTGATGGCGTCATGAACTTTCAGGATTGCTTCATCTGCAAGCATTCCATTAAGTCCCTTAATGCCGTTCTCTCCAAACGCCTCATAATACATTGGGGAAACATTCCACGTCATATTTCCGACATCAACAACGTGGGTCAATTCATTTCCACCAGTAGTGTCAATTGCTAAATCAATATCCCAACTCATTTTTTCCTCCAATTCCTTATTGGTTTCGATAACTTAGCCAAAGCACCCACACCCAGTCTCTCCGCATCCGCGCCCCTCCGACATGCCAACAAGAGCGGAATCATCCATCGGAAATGGGATGCCATAAGACTCACAAATCTTTCTTAATATAGGAACCCCATAATTTAAATAATTCTTTTCATTTTCAGCAAAAGAAACCAAATCATCATTTCCATCTAACCATAACCACGCCGTCATGTGATTTATGCTTCTTTCTGCCGACAATCCTCGATGATCCTCCGCTTTATCTAGAGCAAATGGCATATACTCCTCAATAAGCCGTGCCGGACTCTTTGTTTCTGTCTGCCACTCTTCTTGTTTTGTGCCATCTTTCAAAAATGGCAAGGCGCTTTGATAATCAAGAAACGATATTAAATCTGTTGCCTGAAATCCAAAGAAGTCCATTTCCCTTATCTTATTAATTCTTTCAACAATTTCATCTTGTGTTCTTTTCATCCTTATCCTCTCTTTCTCTCAATCATTCACCCTGCTCATTTGGTTGGATGCCGCGGAGTCGAACCGCTCCCCAAGAGAACCGCTCGAGAATGCATCCCGTTACACCAAACATCCAACCTCCCCGTGCTGATCTTTCGCCGTGGTTGATAGTTACGGACACAGGGCTTCGCAAAACTTGCGGGGCAGTCTCCTAGCGAATTTATCTGCCCTGCAGTTCTGCTATTGGCTGGGTCAGGATTTGAACCCAATTATCTGAATTTAGACCATCACGCCACTTCTCTTGTCGCGGAAGTTACATCCGCCAGGCTCGTTTACGAGTTTGTTGCGCTGGCTCGTTACTCCAGCGTGTCACCCAAAGGGTCGCCCGACCTGGTTAGGTATCAGATAGCCTTTTAGCCGCGTGTTCCCACCACACCGCCCAGCCATATTTGGGGAAGGGGCGAATCGAACGCCCGTCTTGGCCGCCGCCTAACGCGCTACCTACGGCGTAGCTTCCCCATGTTATTAAGGTTCTGCCAATCTCTACTGTTGCGCTTGATCGCCGTGGAGCTTCACCACGATGCAGTACAGTCTAATTGGCTTGCTCAAGTTTCCTGCCCACAATGCCCCGTCTTGGTCGAAGATAGCCTGTTCACAGGTTTACGAGGTTTAGGCACCAGCTGGAGACCTCTCGTTGGAAGTCGTCTTTCCGTAGAGGGCATATCGCAGGCTTGTCCAAGTCAGTTATAAAGGTTCTTTTGGTTGGGGCGGTTACCAGCAACCCCAACACACAAGGAGAAATCAAAGTTTCGCTAAAATTGCGTAGGCTTTTCTCTCCCGCTCTTCTGATTCTCTTTCGCCAGCCGATCTCATTTTTTCCATCATCTCTTCGCCTTTTTCCGGCTCATCTCCATCTCTGTGTGTCAAGGCCGCAAGCATAAGCCCACCAAAAAGCCCCATGCTTTTTGCGCTTTCCATCCAGCACTTGATTGCCTCTTTGACAAGAGTGAGTTCTTCTTTGGTAAGCAAAATAGAAGTTAAATTTTCGTCCATTCATTCCTCCTTTCTACAAAAGTGCTATCCGTTATTCACGTCTCCGTTTTCGTGGATTTCCCCGGACAGATGTTCAATGACCGCCTTGAATTCTGCTTTGGCGATCTTCGCGTTTTTCATCCAGTCCAATCCGGCCATGATCTGACCGGCTGTCATGCTCATGTGAGAGGGGTCGTCAAAGACGTACTGACAAAAGGCATGCCGCAGTTCATCGCTATTCTCGGCAAATCCTTTCACCATCAGCAGGAAGTTCTTGCGCTGATCCTCCGTAACCGCTGTCCTGGTCGCATCATATTTCTCGGCCTTGCTTGCCATTAGCTCTTTCAGCTTTTCCGGGGAGAGAAGATCGCGGTCTTTGTGGGGGATTGGCTCCAGGATTTCGGTTGACTTTGGATCGGTTTGTTTCCCGGGTTCCCTATATTGTCCCTCGGTTAGCTCATTATCAAATGGTTTGTCGTCTGGATTCATTTCTTCTGCTGGCGTTGGTGCATATCCGGCCAGTTGCATGATCCAAGAATAGGCTAAGCGATATGCCTTTCCGGTTGCCCTGGTAAGGGCGAACGAATAGCGGGCATATTCATCGCGCTTGCCCCACGTAATATTTCCCTTGCTGTCTTTTTCATCCATGCCAACCATTGCGGAAGCACGCCCAATAATTGCGCCATCCCCTCGGACAAGTTCAACGGTTCCAACATAGCCGCCATCATCAAGGCGATGACACTCAACCTCGCGTGGAGTTACCCCTAACAATGCACCCATCGTTGTCCAGCCCTCAACATGCACATATTTACGCCCGCGAATGATCGTATATAACCTTTTCTTTTCTACCACCTGGGATACTGCCGTTGCAATCTCGCTTGCTTTATTAACCACGTCCTGCGGGCTTGTGGTTTGGATTACCCCAAGTTGGACTGCCTCGCTAATTACAACTGCATTTTCATCACTCATTTCTTCCTCCTCAATCCTCATGATTTGTAATTGCGATCCACATCAGACCGCAAGCGATACCCGCCGAGAAAAATATTATGCCTAAAATTTGCAGTCCGTTCATTTTATCCTCGTAGACTTCAAATCAAACAGTTTCGACTTCGCCACGTACCCGCTCCGGCTGGTTGCATATCCCCATTGAAAGGGAAAAATAGCCTGGGCGCACATAACCCGCTTTAAATGCCGGCTCTGATGCTCGACCACATACACAATGACGGGCTTGGTACACAAGTCGGGTACACACTTGGCATAAATCATTCGTCCTCGCAATGGTCACAATATTCACAGTGCCAGTAATAAGAGTGTTCGGTTTGGTCATATTCGCCGTTGATGAAGTTCTCTGAATATCCGCCATCCTCTTTGACCATCTCGTGGTCGCATAGGGGACAGAGAACACGCTTGATGCCGTTCTGATCACCGGCGCAAAGGATTTGTTTTTCCATCGCATCACTCGCAATATCCATCAATGCACTTAAGAGAGGCGATCATTTCTGCCCGTGCCGCAGCGCAGACTTTATCGTACTCTGCCCATGCCGCAGCGCGGACTTTCTCTGCCCATGCCGCAGCGCGGACTTTATCGTACTCTGCCCATGCCGCAGCGCGGACTTTATCGTACTCTGCCCATGCCGCAGCGCGGACTTTATCGTACTCTGCCCAGATAGGTTTTACTTCGGCCAGTTTCTCAAGGCAGATTTTCTTTGCAGATTCATCTACCCATGCCGGTTTGCAGACCGTGTCCCACTCAAACTTACTCTTCTTCCATCCCGGGATTTGAAAAGGAACCAGATCAGATTCGTCTATTCCTTTCGGCAATCTGCCGGCCGTCTCATGATGACTGCAATCGCCACCATTGTCCGGTTCGCAAAAATAAACCTTTCCGCTCTTATGATAAAAACCGCCAAATCCTTTACACATCATTCCTCCTTGTTGTTATTCTCGGCTTCCTGCAACGCGTCATAAAATACTTCTTTGACCCCGACCTTTGGGATGCGTTCCATCAGGTGATTGTTGCGGATAAGCCCCCGGATGTACGCACTATAATTTCCTTCCGGCGCATCCTCACTAAGCATATCAAGCTCTTCTTCTCCCAACGATATGGATGTTCTTATTTTCATATTGCCTCCACCAATCTATGATAATATTATCACAACGTAATACCAATGTCAAGCGTTTTAGGAAATTGGTTTTGGGGAGTTTATATTGTTTCACGTGATACATCTGTGGGGTTGGTATACAAACCGGTATACTTCGTTGACGTTGAGAAAATGACGGCAACAAAAACACCGCCCATAGATATAGGATGCTCGCAAGCATCTCACGGCGCGCGGCCGATTTTAGTCTATGGGTCGGTCTCTGTCCGCCCCAGTCTGTTACGACTAGTGAGCCATGCTGGCCCGAATGATTGGCGGAGTTTATCCGCTTACTGATACGGAAACGTCATTTCAACGTCAGTCTATCCGTTAGGGCGTTTGCATCCCCTTTGGCTTTCCAGGTCGCTCGGTTGATAATGCGGACGCCGAATCTCTCGGCCAACGGTCACCTTCTCCAAAACGTCTTAAGAACGAACCGCCCTCGATGAAGCCAAAGCTACAGAGTGGGATCGAACCACTAACAAACGCCTTACGAGGACATTGCTCTGCCATTGAGCTACTGTAGCTAGTGACCCGCTGTTAGTCATGGCCGCGGGTCGCCTCGCCTGTCAAGACCCACCTCGGTGCGCTTGCAAGCATAGGCGTGGTGGGTACTGTTACTCATATTTTACCACAAATGATACACAAGACTGGTAGTTTATCAAAAGCGAGAGATAAACGCCTCTCCATCAAAGCTAAAGCGCTTTAGCAGGGCGATTTATTGAGAATAGCAAAAATGCCCCTATTGCAGGGGCATTTCTAATTCCGTCTGTGTGACGGGTTTATTCCTCGTCCAGCGGTTCCAATATTACCGTTCCGGTAATTTCGAGCGGGCTCCCCATCAGTTGCCCGGACAGGTTGAATGTGTACTTCCCACTTGTCAGCGAAACAAGAGTAGTGCTATCCGTAGTATCATCTGATGCGTCGGTGGAAGTGTCATCGGTCGATCCACTTGACGGTTCGGTATATTGATACGCATCCACTTCTTCCTTGCTGACCCTGCGGAAGCGATATCCCAGCCCGTCTGCGGTGTAATTGGTGTAATACAACCAGTCCTTGTGATCGCCGATCGGATTGCAGACGATACCGCCAGAACCATAATCAAACCATAAATTAGACGGCAACTTATCCCCGGTAAAACCGGATTTATAAAGTAGCAGGTAGCTTTTGGGCGAAAATGCTTTTTGCCACGTTTCCGGCAGATTGTATACTTGCGCGTCTGTTAGAAGCAGGGTCGGTTTCCAGTTTTGGTTTGATGGTTGCGTTTCCACAATGCCATCCGCGGCGGTTTCGATTGCTGTGTTGAACACGCTTTCGTTTCCTGCTGGTCGCTTGACAGGGCACACGTCAAAATACAAACCGCTTTCGTAGTCGTCAAAAACAAAGCGGTCTTTCAAAAAGTGAATTTTCTTTAGTGTCATTTATTGCTCCTTTTTCCCGTAAACATTTATCCAGTTTTGCCCGGACTTGATTTTTCTCATGGCAAGTTTTCCGTCCCTGACTTTCTTGTTCAGAAAACATCGCGCTCCGTTTGTTGAATACCCCGTCCGTTCAATGAACATCTCGGTAGTGAATTCGTCCGGGCGTATGGGTTCGCTTTTTGTTTCGTTTGCCAGTTCTTCCAATAAACTGTATTCCTCTTGTGTTACTTTCATGCTTCCTCCATATTTATATTTAGAATGATATTTGTAAAAAATAGTATTTTAATTGCCGCCATTCTCCCGAAATATTTTTTTCTTCCCTCAATTATTTTTCTTTTGTGTTCCTCCGAGTGCGGGCGACCTTTTCCGAGAGCAATTTTGTTTCCAAGCATTCTCAATCTCGCCTTTTCTCTTGTTTCTTTAGTTGGTACATAGCCGAGAGTGTGCTTATTTCCCAGCATTCGCAAAGAATTATTTCTCTTCCATTCCTCAGTTCTTTTATGTCCAAGAAATGGCTTTCTTCCTGCACAAGCCAACCTTAATTTCTCCCTCGTTTTTGGGCTTGGATGCAGTCCTTTTTGAGATGCGCGCGCACATGTTGCGATATTGTATTCTGGACTTAACGAATCAATCGCTCTTTGTTCAAAATAAATCAACATGGGCACATCTGTTAAAAACAATATATTAAATTCAAAGTTGCATTCACCGTGTTTATTCCACGCCCCTTGAAGATATGTTGAGTGGTGTTTATTGTTTTTAAGAAGCCCGATATGCTTTTTAATCCTATTGCGGACATTACAAGAACTGCCAATATATCTGTGTTCATTAAGCTTGTTTTTAATCTCGTATATTCCGGGAGCTTTTCCAATATCAAAATTCAACTAATTCCTCCTGGCGCACTTCTATTTTGTCAACATAATCATTAGATTTGCCGTCTTTTTCAACAACAATCCAAACAACTCCAATGTCGGCCTGTTTTGGATCGTAGTTTATTTTTTTGTAACAATAGCCGGTTCGCGCCTGAAATCCTGGAAGCATTATTCCAGTAATAATTCCGCGCCTTCCCCCATATTCAGCACGAATATATTGGTGATTATGTCCTCTTATCCAATAGCGCGGCAATGGCAAATTGTTTTCTAGGCACGACCAGTAGATTGATTTGATTTTGTTGTATAGACTATTCTCGGTCGTCCATGCTCTTTGCCCGACCGACCCGCCGTGATGGGAAACGTCAAACACTACCCCGTTGATCTCGCGGTAAAGCCTGTTCCACGTGAAACGCCCGTTGATGTGTTCGCCCTCTTCGTCAAAAACTTTTTGCGTCCATTGAGGGACAACGTGGTCAAGGTCTTTGGCGACACGTTCCTCGGAGGACGACCCATTTCCGGCGTGTTCTTCCGTTCCGCTGATTTGATAGTATTTGTCATTCGCCCCCATCTTGACAATTCGAAAGGCTTTATCCATACAAATAGATGATATGGTTTCGTGGTCATCTACTCGCGGGGAAACAATCTGCGTAGATTCGTGGTGTATGCCCTCCACCAAATCCCCGCAATGCACGACTATCAGGTCGGACTTTTTGCGTTCTTCCGCAATCAGGTTCCAACCGTATTCCCATTGTTTCCAGATTAGTTTTTGTATGGGGGTCGGGTCATAGAAGCCGCCGTCTTTGAGTGCAAATTGTTTGGGCGGCATTAAACCCAATGATGAGCCAGAATGGCTATCCGATGGGAAAGCAAGCACAATTCGTCTATCCAAATTCACCTCCTGCTTTTATTTGCACTTATACTATCATTTTTGATAACTTAATGCAATGCAATTATCCCTTGACAAATACCAATCCCAGGACTGCCAGGATAACTGCTCCGACTATCAAGCGCACTAACCACTTTAGTGTGTCCTCGATACTGGTCAACCGTTTATCGATAGTGTTGAATTTTTCTTGCAGGCTTTGCACGTCATCACATAATCCGCCCTTGCCCTTATCACCAAAAACAGCATACCAGACATCGTGTAATTTTTGGTCAATTTTTAGTTCGTGTCTTTGCAGATGATCTTTTAGTGTGATTCGTGGTTCAATAGCTGCCATTTAATCTCCGGTTCTTTTAAGATTTATTTTTGTCATGAAGATCGAGTAATCAGATGAGCTGGCGTGCTTGCCGTTCACCCGCAGTTCAAGCGTGTGAATCCCGTTATAGGCGATATCCAGGCTTGCGGATGTTAGCACCTTATTATTGACCGAGCCGGATGTGTAGGTATCAATGGATGATGCGCTGACCAGAACGTCATCAATGTAGATGTCGAATTTTCCTCTGGAAGTCCCGGATGTTCCCAAAAAAGTCAGGGTATACGTGCCGGCTTTGGCAAGCCAGTTATACCAGATGTACTTATCCCCATCATTGGCGTTCGCGTTGGAAATGCCCGTGTACTGATTAAAATACTGTCCGGTATCAACCGAGTAGTAGGTGGTGACGGCAGCACTTGCCGAGTTCAGCGTGGTCACGTCATAGCCCCACAGGTTTACCTCGGTGGGATAAAGGCCGTTTGAACACTCGACCCCGTCATCGCCGAGCCAGAGTTTTTGATTGACGGTTACTTCTTTTGCTGAAATTGAATCAAAAAACACCGCGCCGGTTAATATACTTTTTTGCAGGGTAATTAATGTCTCGAAACTTAGCGCGCCAGTTGGCGCAGATATTGTTGTTTCATAATCATTTGTTATGACGCCGGCGGCAACAGTATTTATTTGCCCCAATATATCGGTTTGCAGAAGCGCCCCCCCGGATGCAGCGTCATACCATTTGATCTCTATTTTTGCCAATAAAGTTCCTGATAAAACGTTGTCTCTTTTTATGGAGCCCGTAAAAATGATTGATTTATCGGCCACTCCAGTCACTCTGTCGCCCGTTAACAAAAGCGATTGATTGACGTCGGACGCGTCCATGCCGAGAGAGTATGCGCCAGCGATGACATAACTCGGGTCGTCTTCTATGATCCACGCCCCATTTGTTTCTGTAGTCTTCGTCCAGCCCGTAAAATCACCGGTCTCAAAATCACCGTTTGTTATTAATTCTGCGCCCGCATCATTTTCGTATGACATTTGCCAAGCCGGAATAACGCCACCGCCCTCTTTTAGGGCAAAGCCAAGTTTTCCGGTTCTCGTGTAAATATCATTGGTGGCCGTCTGCTTGACCAGCCATTTCAGCAAATCCGTGCCTGTTATCCCATCGATGTCAATCCAGGCATTACCCCCGCAGAACATGAATTTGCCGGTACTCGAATTCCCCGCCCACATCAGCACCCCGTCTAACATGCCGCCGATGTGATAGGTCTCGCCGTTGATCGTGAAGCCATTGGCGGACATGAAGCAGCCGGTGTAATTTGCTCCATCGGGGTCGCCGTCTCCTTGCGTAGCCAAAAAGTCGCCCATGCGAATCTGTCCCAAATCCGTAAATATTTCATCACCGGTATCGGCTTCTACCGATGATGTTTGCAGGTTGTTAACTTTTGATTCCAGCGCCTCGATTCTAGACAAAATGTCATTCGGGGTCTTTAATCTATCCAAGTCATCATTAGGGGTTGTCACTATATTCCTCACAAATCAGGCGCACTACGCCTTTATTCTCTAAAAAGGTCATGCCGGTGATACGAACATCGGCGGTTGTTCCCAGCCCGTCCCCGTTGAAACCGCACACGGAAAGGTTGACATGCAGCACATTCCCACAATCCAGATATTTAAATGCGTTGGTATCTGAATCATCAACGACACTAATATCGAATGCTTTTTCGGGTTGTTTGGCTTTCTTTAATTGCTTTTTGGTGGCTTCCTCTACAGTAGCCACATCTTTGCTATCGACTTGTAGCGCCCCCTCGCGGTAGCTGTATTTGCTCCCGGATTCTGCGTCATTGTCAAAATATTTGACGCGCGAACCCCACGAAGACCCTTTCCCAATTCCGGTATAGTTGTTATAGATAAACCCATCTTCCGTGAGCGTGTCTTCGCCCAGCTCAATGTTGATTCCCTCTGATAGCGTGAAATCTAAAGGTCTGATAAATTTTTCGTAAAGGCTGGCTTCAAAATGGATTCTGTTGCTTTCCACCACCGGAACGATGCGCCACTCATAAGTCAGCTTGTCCCGCAGATACTCGTAAATCTTCTCGTAACACAAGGCATAGCTGACTACCGCGCCGGTTGCATCAATCGGGGCGGCTTTAAACAACCTGGTAGCGTCTACTTTATTTGCCAGGTCAATTGCATGGGCGTACAAGCCCCCCTCTGTCAGGGTCAGGTTGTCATAGCCCATCGTGCGAAAATTCAGGATGTATTCAGGTGTGTAAGCCGAGATAGTTACTTCGTTATTTCCCCACTTGCGCGGAGTATCGATCATGCCGCCCCATGCCGGTAGTTTGGGGTGTTCGATCATCACGAAGTTCCCGAATTGCAGGTACTGTGCTTTACATATAGCGCTTATCACGGGTATGGTGAATGCACACCGCCCGAATTTACTTATCAACCAGGAGCGGTCTGCATCTGCTATTGCTTCGGTAAGTCTGTAACCATCACGCGAGAAAATCTGAATCCGGCTCATAATGCGCTTTCACGCCAGAAGATTGTTATGCCAACGTCAGTCAAGCCTTCTTCTGTGACCACGATTTGATTGACGCCCGGAACCAGCTTTAGCCAATAGTCTCTGGCCGTGTTGGTTGTTATGGCAGAGTTTGCGGGCGTGCCGTCATCATATATGTACGCGTTATTGCTCGCACAAAGAATATCTAACTCCTGTCCTATCCCCATAGTAAGGTCAATGTCGATGGATTCGCCGGTGGTTACATTCTCGATGGTCATATCAAGGCGATAGTTATCTTCCTCGGCGCGCATGGTCACTACCGGTACTTTGGCAGTCGCAAGATTGAGCGTAAAGTCGTTCATTTCCGCGTATGCGGCATTATCAGCAATCGCAGATAGACCGCCGTACAAATCCCATTTGAAGCGCGTGTAAGTACCTCCCAAAGCAGACGTTCCGGCAAATGCAGTCCACGACCCCGCGTTGGTTGGGGTTCCAATGTTAACCACTTCGACATACTTATTCCCGGCGTTTGATTTTTGGATCCTGCGCAATTTCGGGTATGAGTTGGTTCCGCGATATGTTTCTCCGGCATAAATGATCTGCGTTCCACCAGCGGGATGATATAGATTCCATTCCAATACACACGATTCGGCCTGCGCTCGGCTCCCGACCGAATATCCGATAGCGGCCATGCCCATTTCGGTGTATGGGTCGGTATCTTTTGTGCCTTGATTTCCACCATAGGTATAGGATTCTTTGCCGCGCGTGGAAACTACGGACGGGAACCACTGCAACGGGCGTAATCCGTCAATCTCCCCGAACACAGCCCATTTGTGCGAAATATTATTCGAATCCGTAAGGCTGATCGCCGGCTCATAATTATCATCTTGGTCTGGCGCAATGGCGGACGCGTTGCCGTACATCAAATACGCATCGTGTTCGATGTACAAAAGTGTTCCTTTGGCCGCTGCTGTGCCAATGGGCGAGTTTCTGGTTCCCCTGGTGATTCCGGTTACTTTCCAGCTTTTCGGTTCAACAGCAGAGTAATAGATATATTCAGTTCCGGCGGTTTTCAATATGCCGGAGGATGGGAGCTTTACCAGAGCATTGTAGTTATTTTTCTTGGCTTCCCTGGTGCTTTTGTCAAATTCAATAGCGTCCGGCGTTGTCGTTCCCAGCGCAGACGCGAGAGTTAGTTCTACTTTTGGTTGTAATGAAATGTTTGACCAAACTTTGGTAGTTCCGGTATTGAAATTTCCAAACCATCTATCAACTTCCGTGTTATCCAGGACAAGGCGCACGTCATAACCGGATGCGCTTGAAATCGTGCCTCCTGCCACCAATGCGGACGAAGCCCACGAAGCAGTACCCGAACCGTTGTCAACGATGTTGAGCGGATATGAAACGTAAGCGATTTCATCGGACGGGTTGTAAATTTCTATGAATCTTTTTACCGCATATCCACCAGACTTGGCACCGCCCGGAATAATGTTTATCTCCGGGTAGGCAATCCTGTTTCCACCGACAGTTCCCAAAACAGTGCCGGGCGAAGCTGTTGCTGATAGGGCTGCGCTGCTACTATCTACCGCCCGCCAAATCGGGTCAGCGGCATATAAAACATACTCGGCATTGTTCGGGCCGTAATCAATCTGTTTTTGCACGACCGCATTGACGTACCATTGTTTATTGTTTTCATCCTTGACTACAAACGCGTGCATGGTTTTGTCGGTTGTGTCAAGTATCCCGTTCAGGGTGTCGATCAATCCGGTAGCCGTACCTATCTGTACTTGTAACGGGAGCAATTTGGATTCAAATTCTTTTCCGGCGTATTCAGGAAAGTTATTTGTTCTTTCGACCTCGATGATATTTGTGGACGGGATTAACTGCCCCTCTGTTTCCAGCGTGGGCGTAAAATTGGCGTTGTTTATCGTTGCGCCGTTATAGGTGAATGGTGTGTATGTTTTCATGCCCTCAATTGCTCCGAAAGGTTGGACATCTTATAGCTCTTGTCCAGTTGAAAAGTTACTGGCCCATAGAATTTGTTAACCGCCCCCTCGCTGTTAACCGACTTGTTCCCGGCTGGCGTTACGTCCACCCTCTCCCCGCTGGATACCCAAAGCGGCATACCATCATTCGAGAATCCGGGCGGGACAACGCCGCCGTGAGCCATGCCGATGAATGAACCGCCGTGCATGCTGCCACTTTGCTGACTTTGCCATTCATAATATTGCCCGTACCAGCGGGCAGCTTCAGCGGACATTGATTTGGTTCTCTGTTCAATTTCGATGATGATCTTTTTGTAAGATGGCATCGCATTAATAGCGTCTGCCAATGACTTGCTGGATTTCCACGCTTGCTCTAACATGGAATCAAAATCGCCATAGTCTTTAATAGAATCTGAAATGGTTTGTTGGCTTGTTGATAATTCAATTTTTATGTCACCAAAAATACCAACCATGTTTTGGGCTTCTTCTGCCGCCTTTCTATATGCTTCCGCTTGCGCCGTCCATCTTTCAGATTCGGCAAATTCTCCGCGAGTTAAATAATCAGACGGTTCAATTCCCATTCTGCGATCATATCCAGAAACCCCGCGACTTACTGCCTTTATATACGAATCATAACTATTCGATAAAAATGCGTATGATTTGGCTTGTTCATTAATTTGTTTGAGTTCTGCCCCGGATGCAATGAACGGAACAAATGTATAGGCCGCGCCGGTTTTTACATTATTCCAAAATTCCTCAACGATGGTATTTAATCTCTGATAGGGGGTTGAAATGTCGGCAACCAGCCCCCCTTGTTTTGCCAATTCAGAATTCCCCTCTTTTAGAATCTGCTCAAACAAAGCGCGGACTTTCATATCATCGGTTAGAGCATCAACGGACATCCCAAGAGAATCCGCGTATTCCTTGTTGGCCGAAATTGCGTTGGCGGTGAAACCGAGATCATCCAGTATCTTTGTGCTTCTGCGACCTATGCCTCTTGTGATGCGATCAAAAGCATCCTCTGTGGTAAGTCCAAATGCGCGCCCGCGCTCAATGGCAATTTGCATTAGTTGGGAGATTTCCGTGGCGTTGGTAGTAATGCCCATCGTCAACGCGAGATTCGCGCCTTTCATGATGTCGTATTGGCTGATGGTATTGAATGAGGCTTTTTTTGTCGCGGCAACAATATCTGCCATATTCGCGTCATAGTTTTGCGCGAGCTTGCTTGATGCTTGCGACAAACTTAATAATTGCGCGCCCTCTTCTGAAAACTGAAATACCTCTGCCGCGATTTTTGCGGCAGAAACTATAGCGCCAATGGAAGATGCAACGGCCATTATAGATGGAATCATGTCAAGAAAAGAGGCGTTTGAAACGGCGGTGGATTTAGCCGCCTCTTTTCCAATGCTGTTCAATGAATTTTTAGCATCTTGCGTAGCCGCTTTCAGCCCCGAAGCATCCCCGCCAATATCAGCCCATACTCTACCGATTAGACCCATGCCTGTCCTTTAGTGATTTAATGGCTTTCGCCTTGCCATCTTCAATCTGCAAATATTCATGAATCCTGCTCAATGGCAGGCTCTCAACGTAATCAATAGTCCATCCAAACTTTTCAGCCATTGTCCACGTCAATAGCTCAAATGGCTGTGAATCCCCCCACGCCAGCGCGTTATATACGCGTTGGCTTAGGTAGGGTTTGTTAGCGGCTGCGCCCCCGCCTTGATAAAGGCATCAACAAGAATTCTGTAATTCGGCCACTCCATAGCGGAGAGTTCTTCCGGTTTCAACCCGGTAGACTTTGACACAATTCTGTATTCTTCATCATCGGTTGTTCCGGGCTTCAGTACGGTTTTCCATTCCTGGGTTGACACTTTCATCAAGTCAATAACTACGGTTTGACCAGATAGTAATTCAACCGTAACCTTAAAGTCGTTAGCCACCTTATATTTTTCTTCAGCCATTCATGCCTCCCATAATTGATTAAGTAGCCGTGCCGTCACTGCGAGCGCCGTTTTGCTGCCCGTTGGCAGTAACTTCAACCACATTGTCATACGGCCACGAAAACGCCGCGCCCTGTGCAATACTCGGTAAAGCGATCTTCGATTTTCCGGCGGCAGTTCCCTCCGGGTAGATTTCCAGAGTTCCGATGTTGCCCTCTGACAAGGTGCTGAATGTTGCCGTTCCGCCGGCGTTGGTTCCGCCTTGCATGTTGGCGTTGAATGTCCACGTCCCGTCTTTTACACCGGGAATATAGGACTTGTTGGTGGCTGCCCCGGCCGTCTTGTCAATCAGATTGATTGACGGCGTATAGGTGCAGCTTTTGTGATCACCCGTTAGCGTGGTGGTGGCGGCTGCCTGAACCCATTTACACACCAAAGATGACCCTGCGAATGTGTTATCGTTCATTTTTGTAGCTCCTTAACTTGTTTTTCCGATTCTTAATCTGTAATAACCGCCGGCCATCCATACCTTTTCGCCGGATGGAAGATTGTCGATATTTTCTAAATCCTGTTCGCGGCATAGCCAAAAATTATTCCAGCCGGTTACGGTCAGCGTTCCGGCATGTAGAAGAGCGTCTACTTGGGCGTCTATTGAACCGGCGGCCAGCGCGCTTACATTCGAATATCCGCGCACAAATACCAGGTTATTCTTCCTGCGGATTGGCGTTTGATTTTCATCGCCTCCGGCTGCATGGCTGAATACCACGTAGGGCAGGGTGGCATTATCCGGCGCTTGCAAATGATATATTGAGGTCGTCCCTGCCAATAACGCAGTGAGCGCCGTTCCAGCGGATAACTTGGAGTAAATAGCGGTATTAATCTCGTTCATACGTCAATCAACGGTTTCCATGTTTCGCCCGATAAAAATTGGCTTGCGACAGATTCAATTGCCGGCGAAAGGAACGGATGCGCGGCCATCTTGTAAGTTCCAAGTTCCTGATAGATGTCATAATCAGCATCTGATTGAACCCGCGCCAGCGCCTGTTCGATCATGGTTGTCTGCAAGCTATCCCTAAGCCATCCGGTATCAACCGGCGCAAATCCCTTAGCTAATCCCTCAACCGCGAACCCAAACCCCTGCACGATTTCGGGGGTTTTCATGTCGCAATTTAGCCTGATTTTTTCAAGTCCGGCTGTGTCAGTTCTTACTTGTATGGTTATCTGCATTATGTTTTCTCCACAACGCAGCGCTTCGAGGCGATCCAGCTTTTACCACTATCTACGCTGGTTACGTTGTAAATCACGCCATCTTTATCTTTGAACCTGTTTTCAGTTGTGATGGTAGCCCCATAAGGCAGGGTCAGCATAAAAGTATGGAATGGCTGAAGCGCTCCAGCAGTGATTTTTTCACCGGAACTTAACATTGTCATTACTTTTGCATCAAGTCTGTAAGTAGTCGTTCCGGCCGTTCCAACCGATTCTGATTGCCCGCCCGCGCCATTAGCTGTTCCCGTAACAGATAAGATATATCCGGTATCTGGCAGAAGATCAGAGACATCGTTTCGAATGGCGGTCAGTTCGGTATCACTTAACAAACTCATGTCGTGTCGTCCCTGTCAAACTGGATTTTCTTCATGCGCCCCATTCCGGCATAGTAGTCCGCCATCATGGTATCGTTTTTTATCAACTGCCCTTTTTTGATGCTCATGTTATCGGTTGACCAGTCTATACTTACGGCATGATGTCCGGCTTTCATTCTCCACACATCGGCAGCGGCGCGGTTCACGTCATAGGAATATCCGGTCAGATAGTACGGGGTTCCGGCTGTGTCAGCGGCAAAAGTGAGTACGCCATTGACGTAGTCCATTGACCAATTGGTTGTCCCGATGGTAGACCCGACAGAATCTTCAATTTCGAATATGGCAGTGCCACCGCTGGTTTCTTCATAGTTCCCATATTGGGAACGGTATTCTTTATAGACCAGCGTCCCACCGACATACGATTCAAACGATAGCAATTGTTCGCGCAGAACGGTTAATTTATTGCGATCAAGCACGGTTTGAAGTTGGTTATCAGACCAGTATGAGGTTGTGCCAACGGTGTAGTCCGCGGTTCCTGCGATAGTGTAATCCCGCAGCAGGCTGATTAAATTTGTCATTCCGGTTCGTGCCATATCAAACCCTATAATCCAGATGGTCGTTTATCAACTTTTCTTTCATTTGCAAAAATCGCTCGTGCATTGGTACACCATGCCAACCAACCACAACTGGCTTTTCCACCATGTTCACATTTACAGTCGCATTCCACTTGTCGTCAATGACAGTAACTGCGCCGGGTAGTTCTTCCATCAACTTATTGAATGCGCCCTGGTCAGCCCAGCGTTTCGGCCCCGGCCAGCTATCAAACCACTTATCAACAAAAGTCTTTGTTAAGTCGGTATTCCTGAAATAAAGCACGCCGACATTGATATGTTTATCGATCTTGTTCTGTTTCAGCCAGACCGACTTAGCAGGGTCATGCACGCACCCGCCGATTCCGGTACAGGCTTCCCTTAGATCAGTTTCAAAGTCCACAATGGCTGCGTCAACGTCCAGCCAGATAACGTATTCGTAATCTTGCAGGGCTTCTTTTACCAACCCGACTTTAGCCCATGCGCCGGATTCCCCGGTCATTTTCGGGTATTTGCCGCCCTGTAATGACCAGTAGTCGATATTGTGGGCTGCGCAGTAAGCCGAATGTCGTGAGTAAGTAAGTCTCTGCATGTCAACAAACGTTGGACCAAAGACGTTATTATTCGAATAGGTGTGCTGGATCAAAACCGCATTGTTTATCATTGGCGCACCTCCGCGACTTCCTGGTATCTTTTGGCTTCTTCTTGCATCCGCTTTTCAATGTCTACAATAGTCGGCAGCAAATGTTTATCAAAAACGACTTGTGCGTCGTAGTTGTTGACCATGCCTTTGCGTGCCGCGTCCCTGGATGATGGTTTGGCGTATTCGAGATATAGTTTTCTCTCAATCGCCTCAACCTTTGCGATAAACTGGTTGCTCGCAATTCCCGTCCAGATCGGGACAGCATCCGACTTTTCGATAACGTGTCCAGAATGCACCAGTTCCGGCATGGCAGTCCATCCACCAACAATTACGGGGCATCCACATGCTTGCGCTTCGATGATCGGGATCCCGAAGCCCTCGCCCATTGAAGCCAGCAAATGCACATCCATTGACGAATAAATAGCCGCCATGATTTCATCAGAGAACCCCAACATCATGTTGTATGGATTGGGAAGCAGAACGTCTTTTCCGTATCTCAATCCTAACAACTGGCATATTTCTGGAATGTTCACGCCGCCCAGTCCATCCCGTCCGGTTCCCTCTTGTGTATGCAGGTAATAAATCGCATCGGTGTGTTTCCGCTTGAAGTTTGCGAACGCCTTTAGCATGTCGGGGAAGTTCTTGCGTGATGGCTGCCCCTTGTTCATGGCTACGGTTCCAACAATCCAGGCATCCTCTGGAAAGCCCATGATCTTGCGTGCTTCTTTTTTGTCTATTGGTTTGTAAATGTTCGTGTCAACGCCGTGCGGAACATAATAACAATCCAGCCCGGCCTTGTGGGATTCTTCGACCCCAAACTTGCTCATGGCAATCCGGTAATTTGCCCGCGCAATTGCTTCGCGTACTTTTCCCGGCATTGGTTCGTGATCGACCGGATACCACGCAATCCACTTGAACGGCTGGAAGCTCTCCGGCGTTATCACCCACGTATCCATCAGGGTGAAAATCGCATCCGCCCCGATGTTAGCTGCGTGGGCATTGGCAATATCCATTCCATACGGATGTTGGGCTTTTGGAAGGTGCAGTACGCCATTGTAATTAAATCCGCCACCCTCCAAGCCATAATATCCAAGTACAGTGGTCTGGTGTCCGGCATCAATCAAGCGCTTTGCAAACATATTGGTTTGCACGCCGTATCCGGTTTTCGTCCAGGCCGCGTTGCTGATCCAAAGTAATTTCATGTTCTCCCTTTCATGTCTCCCTTAGAAAGCGCGGGAAAAGCGGCGGGAGGATTCCGCTTTGTCGGCCACGTGAGCCTATCCCCGCGCATTTCGATTATTTACCCATTACGTACTGCACGGAGCAGTTAAGTATGGGAATATCGGCGCTCGCGGCAGTCTGCTTCCACTGCGCGAAAACGCCGTAACCGGCATCCACGAAAGCAGTCGAAACAGTTCCAACGCGCGAAGTACCCGCCGTCCAGTTTGCTGAACCTAACACGCTGGTGATTGTGCCATTCAGCACCCCGGCTGATGTTTTGGTAACCAGCTCAAAAACAGGGGCGGAAGCAGCGGTCAGTGCAATATTCGAACAAAAATCAACGCGGGTGATGGTAATGCCACCGCCCACCGCATCAGTCGGCGCATAGAAGCCAAAAATGGTTGTGGTTCCTACGGCCATAGTTCCCGGCTGACTCAACAGCGGGATGCAAACATTCATTACATTAGCGTTTCCCATTATTCACCTCTTAGCTGTATGCGTTCTTGAATATTCCATACACACCAAAGGTCGGGCGGTATAGTCCATAACCGTAAACCATCGAGGCATTAAGCTCGTAGCCACGCCGTGAAGGATCGCGGTCAGGCTCAATTCTGAACGGTCTGCGAATATCAAGCCCAATTGCAGCGCGGGAGAACATGCCCGCGTAGGCATCGGTTGAAGATTCCTCGCAGTTCTCGGTTACGTAGATTTCAACGCCAGCCACGTTACCAACATAGAAGTTATCGGCCAGCGCGTTCTGTTTTGCGGGAGCGTTGGTAACGGTTGCCCCAACAGATGCAGCCTTGCCAAGCGAGAACCAGTGGGCGGGCTTGCAAACAAACACATAGGGCATCGGCGCGTATTTGGTGCGCAGTTTGCTCATCAACTCAAAGAAGTACGCCCAGGTTGCCAGCGATCCTGACGCCCCAGCCGAGCCCCCAGTAAAGCTGTTGAACAGTCCGCACAAATTGACATCAACGTGATTGCCCATGCCGGCACCAAGTTCCTGCGCGGCATCCTCGCGAACGGCATTCCAGTCGGAAGCCACGCGCTGATCGGTCAGGAAGTATTGCGCGCCGTATTCTGCGGGAGTGATCGTGCCGAGAATTGACGGGGTGAATGCCTGCGAGGTCATATCGTCAGATTCACCTAGCGTATTGATGGTTACGGCAGAGTATTGGTAAAACTTGCGGTCTTCCGACCCTTCCGCAGAGAAGGGCGTTACAAGACCGGCCATGACATTATTATCGCGTGCCACAGCCAGAGAACGTTCCAGGATGGGATTTACGATAGTGCTAATGTCACTAAATGTATTAAGTTGAACAGTCATGTTTCCTCTTGATTATTATTTTGGTGCCGAGAAAACCCCGCCTCCGTGTTCTTGTACCCATTTGGGGCTAAACGGGTCTATATCGGCATTCAAGCGCGTTGCAGGGGTTTCGGTGGCTTGCGCCCCAGGATTGGTTACGCCGGTCTTTGGCGCAGCCTTTGGCAGGGATTCAAACAACTGTCTTGCATCAGCTTCCATTTCTTCGGGTGTCTCACCCTTGATTCTGTCGGCCAGCACAAACGGCAGTTTTACCTTTTCCGCTATTTCGCGCTGTTGCTTTTCGCGCCCAAGTTTTGCTAATTTCTGGTCGGCTTCTTGCTTTTCCAGTTTCAGGCGGTCAATCTCTGACAGCTCGGCTTTCTTGCGCTCGTTTTCTTCTTTCTCTAACTTTTGTAACTTTTCGTTTGCCTTATTGAAATCTTTTTCAAATTGGCGTTGTTTTTTGATAAGTTCGAGAGCTCTTTCGGGATCATATTCCTCATCATTGATGATGATTTTTTTGTCCTTTATTTCAAACTTATCTTCTTGTGGTACTTCGACTTTCTTTTCCTCGGCCTTTTCAGGTTCTGGGGTTTCGACCGTCTCGGTCTTTGTTTCGTCAGACATCTCGTCTTTTCCTTTCGTGATTAACAACAAAAAACCCGTCTCTTGCGAGAACGGGCTTTAGTAAGGCGGTTCTGTTATTTTATGGCGTAGCTATTGCGAAGCCACAAAATCAAAATTCAGTTGTTGAATATCAGATATAGTATACCACAAATCATTTTAACTTGTGTTTGCAAATAGCTTCTAAAATACCCTTTAGGTGGCGAGTTATTTCCTGCCAAAATTCTTTTTCATCCATTGATTAAATCCTTTAGCGGTGTTTCAGATCGCATATCTCCATAGACCGGGTCGTTATAAATCCTGCTCAATTTGTCGAATGTGAACAGGCCGTCTTTATAGGCTTTGTATCTCCCGATTCCCATCCGCTCTGTTTTCTGCGCTTCCGATAGGGCATTAAACCATTCTTCTGCGTTCTGTAATCCATAATCAATGCCCTCCAATTGCGGGATCATGGTACAGCGTCCATTGTGATGATCCGACATGGGTTCATCAAGCGGGTGAACAGTCCCATGCATCGCTATACACGACAGGCAGGTGCGCGGATCATCCAAAGAGGCAAACCAAATCCAGCTCTTTACGATGTCTGAATTGGCAAGATAATTCAGCCTGGTAGATTCTCTGTAAGCCCACAATTGCGCGGTTCTGGTCGTGCGCATGGCATCGTTCAGCCCAGCTCCAAAAGCTTTGCGAATGTCAACCGCTATTGCTTTTGGATTCCTGCCAAGAGACACGCCCTCGATTATAGACTTGCCGATTTGCGCAGAAGCGTTGGGTGCCCATAGCTCAATACGTTTCGATAGTTCCCCGCCGGATTTCAGCAAATCCGAGAGAACATCTATCCCGGTCGGCGCGGCAATTTTGGCCGCAATGCCCGAATACGAATAGAAATCCTTTAAGTGTATGATTGCCAACTCCGCCGCCATCAAACCGGCCGTGTTCAATTCAATCTTTACGTATTTGGAGAAGTCGTCTATTTCGGATTCGGCTACATCCAATAGCTCAATATACGCGGACAACTTTTTGATCTGCGCGGTTGTTATTTTCGGGTTGGCCTGAATGGTCAATATGACATTGTTGATGTATGGTTGCAACTTCCGATACAGCGCCCCGTAATTGTTTATCAAGCGCAATAACAACTTATCGTTTATGCCCTTGATTTCCTTTTGCTGCTTCAGAAAAAGATTCAGTAAATCTGCCGGCGTGATTTTATTTGCCACTAATCCACCTCGTCCATTGGCGCAGTAACCATCTTGCCATCTACCAACCTAGATTTAACGCGGTGGCGGAGTTGCTGGTTTGGGTCGGCGGTAACATCTATAATAATTGGCGACATTTTTGTTATGCTGCATATAGCATTAATTGCATCTCTCCATGTACAAAATTCATAGACATACTCTCCATCATCCTCGTGAACATAGTTTTTGTCGTCAGACAAATATCCCATATCTAAACGATAAATTCCAGGGAAACTTCCGGCGTGTGGCAACGTCAATCCGCTGGTATCGTCTGCGCCAGTCAATCGCCCGAAATTCTTCATCTGCGAATCACGGATAGAAGCATAGCCGTTGTTGTTGATGATGAACATGATGATCGGCAAGTCCAGTCTGCGGATGGTTTCCAGTTCCTGAATGTTTAACTGAAATCCACCATCGCCCTCAATATGAATGACACGCTTTCCGGTAGCCAGTGCCGCGCCGATGGAGTACGGAAGTCCTGCCCCCATCTCTCCCAATACAAAGTTAGTGCAAAATCGCTGTCCAGGCTTTACTTTCCACGTCTGTAAAATAATATTCGCGGCCATGCCGCTTGCAGACAGGTTGATTATATCAGTTGGTAGACTGGCTTCATTAAGCGCTTCAACAAAGTCATATAGATCGATCATCCCATTTCCTCCCGCAATTTGCGCATGAAGTCGAATACATCCATATTGACCTTGATGTAATCATCCGGCAATCTATCCAGCTCTGCCTTATCAATATCAACCACAATCTTTTTGGCATTGGGGCAAAAGTCATTGGGGTGGAAGCACGTCAGGCTATCTTCAACCCTTGCGCCCAACACAAGAATAAGATCCGATTCTGCCATCTTTTTATTAGCCTCCGGCTGTGCATAAAGTCCCGGCCTCCCGGCATTCAGCGGATGTCCTTCCGGCAGCAGGTCGATTGCCCGCCATGACAGCATGACCGGGATGTTCATTTCCTCGACGAACCACTCAAATACCGGGCGCTTCAATGTACATCCATGACCGGCATAAATAACCGGGCGGCGGGATTTATTGATTAGTTTTGCGATTTCTTTCATATCTCTGCGCTCTGCACATCTAATGGGATATCTATCCAAACGGGGCCTTGACGGGGCTGTTTGGCATACTCAATATAATACGAAAATGGAATGTAATAATTTGTTTTTGGCAGCACTTCGGCTAACTTTGTTATTGGCTTTACCATACTAATAATATCCAATTCCTGTACCCCATTGAATCGCTGTTCTGGCGTTTTCAGTTGCCATGTGTTGACTTGCCCGCTGATGAATAATACCGGCATGGAATTACACCACGCAGACGCGCAGGCGGTTATGGCATTTGTTCCGCCCGGCCCGGATGTTACCAGGCAGACCCCTAATCCATTGAATTGTGCGTATGCTTCAGCGGCCAGCCCAGCCGCCTGTTCATGCAGGCAGCAGATGTATTGCAGCCGCTTGTTCTGGCCGAGAGAATCCACAAGATGCATAGCTCCCCCGCCGCTGACCATGAACACGTGTTTTACGCCTTGATCGGCGATGTAAGACCAAATGAAGTCAGATAATTTCATCACATTCTTTCCCACAATACGGGCAGATAACAGCTTTCTCTACCCACTTTACCATAAATGACTTCCCGCAAGCATGACACAGAACCTCATACCATTCAGTCATCTTTCACCACAAATACTCTCCGATTATAATTATCATAATACACGCCCCGGAAAACACGACAACAACCCTGCTTTTTTCACCAGCATTGGCAAATCCAAAATTATTAGTTCCGCCGTGACTAAAATTTTTGCTCAACCCCATTTGAAGAACCCACTCATTGGCATCTCTTTCGTTTTGAAATGATTTTTCTATCGTTTTATCGCCAGAAGCAAGAGATAACACGCATTCTGCCTCTATCATTTCACCTCATAATAAATCGTATCGCGCCAGTCGGGGCATCTTAGCCTTTTGGGATTGATGCACTTCGGCACTTCAAGATCGAGAAACGGAAAGACGTTGTTCAGCCCAGCCGGGCACAGATGGTTAAGTTTATCATTCATTGGAAACAATAATTTCTGCCCCAAAACGTGCCCATTCGGACACTCTCCAACGTTTACCACTTCAGCATAGATTACCCACCAATGAGGCGGAACGTGGCCGAAAGAGTGATTGGGTTCCTCGCGCCTAATCAGCACATCTACGCCTTTCTCTGCCGGGCAGCACACCCAAATATCCTGCATGTCAGCATGATAAAGTAGCCCGAGAAAATATGGGTAAAGCGAATGATACAGGAACGGACAAATACCGCGCGGCAATATCTCATTGTCTGAATATTCTTTGCCGTCAGCATGGCAACCGTGCCAGGGACAGTCTGATTCGCAAACATGTTGTTTTATAACAGGAAATTTGCCCATTCTGTCCTATTCCTATACTGTTCCAAAATCTGATTGTTCTTGTATTGGTTACACACCATGCACTCTTCGCCATTTGGGGGCATGTTCAGTATCCACTTTGTTATCTCTTTGCGCCTGTCTGATTTCCATATCCCCTCAAACGTATGCTCGTGTAGATTGCCAAATGATAGTTCTGGCTTATCCCAGCCGCGCCAACAGGGGATAACGTCCCCATTCGGAGCTATGACGGTCTCAAAATGAATGCCCTGGCAAAAGCCCGGATAAAACGTTGAGCAAGTTACGCCAGTTTTGGTCTCGCTATTGGGGAATCGAATATGCACCTCAAAGTCATCATCTTTCAATGCCAAAACGTCCCGTTTCATATCCCATATCTGCTGTTCCGTGTAGTAGTCGGACGTAAACGCCCGCTTTCCAATGGGCGATAGGTCATAGTAAATGGCTTCCATGATGACCAAGTAATCCAACCCCAAATCTTTAAAATAACTCACAATGTCATAAGCGTAATCAAAACTATACGGTTCGAGATAAACGGTCGCCATGAGCATGGTTTTTGTACGATGTTTGACCGCGTATTTCAGGTTGTCTATTAATACGCCGTGTTGTTTTTCCGAACAACCGTGCTGCCGTGCGTAGCGGATGGGATTGCTATCGATCACGCTAAATCTTACGTAATTCAGCTTGTCCATGCACTTGTCCTGAAATTCTGGGGTAAACAACACCCCATTTGTGCTGATGGTCTGCGGCAGGCTTGTTGTATTGATCGCGTCCGCCAACTTCTTGTGCATGAGCGGGTCGCCATCTCCCTGATACAAAATTGCCTTGACGCCCGCGTTCATTAATTCGTTCGGCAGGCGCATGAGCAAGCCATCATCCATGTGCAGCTTTTTAACTCGCGTCATAGCATAGCAATATTGGCATTTCTGATTGCAGCGTCCGGTCGGCGCTATCTCTGCCAGTATGGGCGGGAAGTATTCCCCGGCTTCCCACTTTGCCAGTCTTTCAGGATGATATAGCGTTCGGGGGTCAAAATAACCGCGCAGGTATTTGTTCATGGCCTCTCCCATTCAATTGTCTTGGCAAGCGCAGTGTCAAGATCAGTGTAGTGTTCAAGCCCAAGCGCTTTTGCCTTGCTGGTGTTTGGCTTGTAAATTGGATGCGGGTCGTTATATGGGTCGCTATCAATCACTTCTATTGACTGGTTTCCACCAACGCAGTCTGCAACTCTGTGCGCCAAATCAAGCATGGTTACTGCTTTTGCTCCGCCCACGTCATAAACACCAACTTCCGCAAACAAAATATTCAGCAACCATATCACCAAATCCGCCATGTAGATATAAGAGCGCATACTACGTCCGCCGGAATATACTTTGATCGGCTCATTATTTAAACAGGATTTAATGTATGCCCCAACCGCAAGCGGTCTCTGACACACGCCGCCGCCGATCACCGTAAAGACGCGCGCAATATTCACCGGCAAGCCAGAGTTAATAAAAAGTTCCTCATTTTCGCATTTCTCGACCTGAATGGGCGATGGTTTCATGTCATAAACTGCGCCGGATGAAGTAAACAATACGTGCTTGACTTGCGCCTCTCTAAGCACGTCAATCAATCCGCTCAATTCGCCCTTTGCTAAATGGATGCAGTAATCACCCTCAACCGGATGGGGGTCGCGCATATCCAGTTTATCGTACTCACAGCCCATGTGATCCAGCGCGGCACACAGCCACGTTCCAAACCAGCCCTCACAGCCAGTTATGATTCCGCGCATAGACTGCAATCTTCTAACATCAACGTGCCGCGCAATCAATCCGAGGTCATCTAATGGGATGGGTTTTTTCAAATCAAATTTCACACTTCCTCCGCAAATAATCTGGATCAACCGCCATCATGCAGGTCGGCACTCTCTCGCTGAATTCTTTATCACCCTGCCTAACAATGTCTGCCAACGGCTCATTGAACACATTTCCAATAGAATACTCTTGCATGACAGGACACGGGTTCACATCCCCGAATTTGGTAATGTTTATCATGCGCCTCATTGCTATGCAACTTCCGTCAGGGGTCAGGTGTGAAAACGCGCCATAGCTTTTAGCCAGCAACTCCACGTAGTCGATTTCTTTTTGCGTAAGTAACACATCTACATTGTTTTTCCATGCCCCCACTGGCTTAGCATATAAAATGCAAACCGGCACTTTCCACGCAGAGAAGTATTCCAAAAACCCAACCAGTTCTTGAGAGCGCGCCCGTTGTTTATCAACCACCGTCTGCACGATCACATTTATTCCAACATTTTTACAGTTTCGCACAGCCCCAAAGGCCAACGACCAGGAGCACGTCTTTCCCCGGAATTCGTCATGCTCGTTGTGGTCAAGACTATCAATAGATACTTGAACCTTATCAACGCCGATTGACTTTAAGTGTTTGGCTCTCTGCTCGTCCAAATACCAACCGTTCGTATCGGTTGTGATGTAAAACTTTTTGGGGTCGATTGCTTGTACAATTTCATCAAAATTTGGGTAGATCAGCGGCTCACCGCCCGAGATAACAAACTGCGCGAACCCCAATTCGTCCACCTGCCAGGATATACTTTGTATATCCTCAATGGTCATTGAGCGCCCTTGTTCACCCTGTAGTTCCCTGACACAACAATGCTTACAGCGCAGGTTGCAGATGTATGACGGTTCAATGCGCACAATCCTCATGCCGTGTTGTACGACCTTATCGTACACGTATGGTTTGTCTTCTTGCAAGGTCATTTGATAATTTCCAACCCATCCTCTCTCATAACCGCAATGCTCCCATCAAATTGAATTCTGGCCAGTATCTCGTCCGAATACCCAGCGCCCATGATAATAACTGCGTCCGCCTCCCTAAGCCTGTCCGGGTGATAAATAGGCAGACAGCCAACAGGGGAATACTTGCCTATCTTCATCGGCGAATCGTCCACAATAAACGCCACTTTGGGGTTCAGCGTTGCGATATAAGCAAATGCCTGATGGCTTGCTCCATAGATCGCCACGCGCTTGAAACATTGCGTGTAATTATCAATCGCGGCTTTCAGGCGCATCCGCTTTGTGTCGAATGGCAAAACATGAATCAAAGAGCGTTTGCGCACCAGCGCCGACAGAATGTAATCGTTCCAAACTGATTGAATCTGCACGACCTCAAATCCATTGTACTGCAATGCAAATCTTAGCGTATCTTCTGTGAAGTACATCAGATGGTCTAACATGATCTCGGCATATAGGGCTTTTGACAGAACCATGTCAAAGTTCGGCACTTCAATTATCCCTGTTCCATCAAGTCCGCGCAAATAACCATTCGGGTCAGGCACATGCTCCAATCTGTGCAAGCTGTAGAAATCCGCCTCCGGCAGAGAATCAATGCGTCTTTGCATGGCTTCATTATAGGTTCGGATATCCTCTTGCCAATACCAAACAGGGTCGTTGTCCAGCTGAACCAGTCCGCACCCAACACATTGACACAACTTCAGATTGACCTTGTGTTCTTCCGGCGTATTTGATAGATGCTGCGCCATAGCCGGCATATCCGGCATGGTCAATAAAAGATGCGTGGGCTGATTACATACGCGACAGTTCATTTGTCTTTTGTTTTCCAAGTATATGGGATTTACCCAGCATATATGCAGCAACAATCATGGCATCAACATCTTCCTCAATTACCAATACTCCATATATCCACCCACCAAGAATTTTGTCTTTGATTTCTTTGGATATTTGAAACATTATCGCCTTACCCATTCCAATATCGCGTTTCATTTATTCACCTCCCGATGAATTGTTTCATTTTCCAAAAAGATAAAAACCACTACCTGGATTCGCGTAAAGAGAATATGCGTCTATTGAATTATCTTCGGGCGCAGAAATAGCGCTTTCTTTATTCGAACCATAATTATTATCGGCCGTTAAGCGTATAACATACGCACAATATAAACAATAACAACCAACAATCTGTATCCCTACCAACAAAATAAATAGCATCTTAATTATTTTTTGCCAGATCACGCAATACCTCCAAAACATAATCCGCCATCTCGTCCGTGATGGTCGGCGACAGGAACAGCCAAAATCCATTGTCCATGATCCAATTCGTGTTTTTCAAATCGCCAATGACGCGATGCTCAATATCCTTGTACGCTGGTTGTCTCAATATATTTCCGGCAAACATCCGGCGGTTGCCGATCTTGTACTTTTCTTCCAGTGTCCGGCAGAATGACTGCGTGTCATGTTTCTCCCTGAACGTCAACGGGAAGCCGAACCATGCCGGATCACTGCCCGGTGTCGCTTCCGGCAGCCAGAACACATCTTCAAGGTCTTTCAGCCCGTCATAGTATTTCTTGAATAGCTGCTTGCGCCTCTCGATGAACTCTGACAGCTTACTCATCTGCGCCACGCCCAGCGCGGCTTGCATTTCGGTCATGTTTAGATTGTATCCAATATGCGAGTAGGTGTACTTGTGATCGTACTCCCCATCGAACCGATGTCCGCATGAGTTATCCGTATTTGGCGGACACCAGCAATCACGCCCCCAATCCCTGAACGAGCGCATGAGTTTATAGAGTAGTGGGTCATTCGTGCAAACTGCCCCACCCTCGCCGGTTGTGATGTGGTGAGCGGGATAGAATGAATAGGTGGAAATATCGCCGCAATGACAATCCTTATTGATTGCGTCACAATTATCAAATAAAGAATAAGATTCTGTTCGCACCGGAAACATAGAATATATGAGGGGTATCTCATTCCCCAAAAACGCTGGGAAAAATATCGCATTATTGCTCTTATGTTCAAATGTTTGTTTTTCTGGAACATAATATGGCAGCTCCACATCCACAAACACCGGCACTAATCCGCATTGGATAATCGGATTGACTGTAGTGGGGAAGTTCAGCGCAGTTGTGATGACTTCATCCCCTTTTTTCAAGCGGCGTTCTCCCAGTTCCTCCGCCGTCAATGCAGATAAGGCGATCAGGTTGGCCGATGATCCGCTATTGGTCAACAGGCAGTATTTCGCGCCCACAAACTCGCATAGCATCCGCTCAAACTTGCGCGAGAAGTCGCCGTAGGTGTAACATTCGGACTGGGCTACCTTGTGCAGATTGACCCATTCTTCAAGCCCTACAGACTGGTTGCGAATGGGGATGTGGGTTTCGCCAGGGATGAATTTGTTCATTCAATAATCCGCAAAATCTAAATCGTCAGCGTATTCGCGATCAACCACGTAAAGCCCTTTGTCGGTTTTTATATAATACTTTTCCTCGTGTCCACTATATGGGGTAATAAAATTTGGACAAACCAATCTTGTGCAAGAAACATTGATTAAAGACCCATCCCTTGAATTCATAGGTAATACTGGATGTATCTGATGTGTTTTTTGGATCATTTTTGCGCCGCAATATCTACACCAACGCTCTTTTATTTTATTCGTTTTACTCTTTATATATAAAGTGTCCCCGTTTTTTAAACTAATGATTTTTTTTGCCATTTGTGCCTCCCGCGCTTATAGTACAACATTTTACTTATCTTTGCAACCCAAATAATCTTTGTACCAGACAACAGTTTCTTTCAGCCCGCGAGCAAATGAATACTGCGGTTTCCAATTGAGATTAGTTCGCGCTTTAGTGGAATCCAGCCATTGATATTTTATTTCGTTCTCTACTTTACCCAACACATCGTACTTGGTCTTTACGCCCATCTCGTTGCAGATAGCGTCAATCACATCTCTTACAGTCAGTTCTTCGCTCGTGCTGAAGTTATACGCCCCCTGCGCGCAACATTGCGACATGAGCATATAAGCACTGACTGTATCTTTGACGTAGAAATAATCGCGTGTTTCATCGCCATTGCCGGATATTTCCGGGATCTCGCCACGTATGATCTTTCGAATAGTGCGCGGTATCAGGCGCGACCAGTTCACGTCCCCGCCCCCGTAAATGTTCCCGCAGCGGGTAATCCCAATAGGCACGCGATAGGTATTGAGATAGGTCTGCGCCATCAGATCAGCGGTAGACTTCGAACAATCATACGGGTGTGTGCCATTGACCGGGTCGTCCTCAATGTACATGCGGCGCTCAAACAACTCCCCATACGCCTTATCGGATGATGCCAAAGCCAGATGCCTTAGTTTCTTGTGGTTTCTGCACGCCTCCAATACATTTAGCGTGGTCAAGATATTATTAGATAGCGTTGGGTATGGCGCATCATTGGCTATGCCAACGACTGTCTGCGCGGCCAAATGAAAGACTGAATCGATCTCATACTCTGCCAACACGCGCTCAATCAGATTACGGTCATACAAATCCCCCTTGACGATATTGCAATAATCGAACGAATCACCATTAATTAACATCGAATCTGGCCGGTGGTCTCTGATGATGCAGGTAACATTCGCGCCCGCATCCAAAAGACGCTCGACCAGATACGAACCAACAAACCCTGTCGCGCCGGTAACAAGAACCGGCTTGTCAATCCAAAATTTATTCATGCGCCTCCCTGCGCTATGCTATTCTTCCTTCGGCTTTTTGTCTAATTCGGAAGGTTTTACATCCGGTCTTTTCGCGTCTA